ATTTTTACAAACAAACTTATTTTCTAAAATTCATACTCATTTCTAAAACAAATTATATTTAGTAAAAACTATTATTTTTATTTTAGAAACCATTTTGTTTTTATTTATAATATTTTTTTATTATTTGTAACTGATTTCTAGTTTGTTTTCAAAAAGTTTTTATTTTTCATTGTTTTTTTTGCAATTTAAGTTATTTAAGTTCTTAATGCGAACCTAATAATCTTAATCAATAACTTGCAATAACTTAATCAACGTTGTTAAGTTATTGTTAATAACTTACTTATCTTAAAACGGATATAAAAAGGGCTGCATATTATAACATATATCATGTCCAAGAACGAAAATGACTACACACTTTCAGTAAACAATCAAAAAATTCACTCTTTTTATCGAAATCATAGTACGATCAACTTTGAACAGGCCAATTTGTTGTTAATCGAATTCTTGGACACAATGTTCAACAGCATTACAAATGACCTTGACTCGAATATTAATTCCAAACTGCTTTCCTATATGACCTCTAACAAAGAAGAGATTAATGCATTGAAGGATAATATTCACTCTATGAATGAGACAATGTCCAAGATGAACATTTCCACTATAAATAGCGTAAACGAACACCTTATGAAGATGAAGACGGATTATATCGAGGAGGTTAATCGGGTCATTACAAATGGTAATTTTACAGTCGGCGAAAAAATATCCTCTATTATGGAAAAGAACAGTGAACACATCTTGGACAAAACAACTATTCTCTTGAATGACGTTGTCCCAAAGAGCCAAGAACGCTTACATGCGACCCTTCAGTCAAATCTCAAAGACTTGCATGCAGATATGAACAAAGACGTGTCCAAGATGATCGGCTCTGTAAGTAACGAACAGGCGTTGCACGCATTTTTATTAAGCTTTGAAACCAAATACAATACAATGATGCAGTCGATTCAACAACCGCTGTTTTCATTTTTCACTGCTAGCGAAGACCGTATTTCCAAGAATATCGATATTCTCAAAGAAACCTCTCAGACCACCCTCACTGCACAAAAACCTATCTTGGACGACCTTTCCGAATTTCTAGGCAAATATAACATGTCCTCTAATAAAGGTAAATACGGAGAACAGAATCTCTGCTCCATGTTAACATCCATGTATCCTTCCGCAGAAATCCAAGATACAACGGGATTGAAGGCATCCGGTGACTTCATTATGAAACGCTTGGACAAGAAACACATATTATTTGAAAACAAAGAATACAAGGCGAATATAGATAAGGATGAAATAGCCAAGTTTATTCGTGATATCGATACACAAAATATAAACGGAGTATTTCTTTCACAGTATTCGGGAATCGCATTCAAACAAAACTATCAAATCGATATTCACAAAGGAAATGTTCTCGTTTATGTGCAAAATTGCGAATATTCTGCCGATCGAATTCGCATCGCAACTGATATTGTCGATAGTTTATCTGTAAAAATCCAAGAACTAGATATTGGAGAAACAAACAATATTACAAAGGAAATCTTGGATGATATTAATGAAGAGTATCAAGCATTCATCGCACAAAAGGAATCTATGATTATGTGTTTGAAAGAGTTTCAGAAGAAGATGAGTTCACAAATCGACGCCATCAAATTTCCAGCTCTAGACAAGTATCTTGATACAAAGTATGCATACGTCAAGTCGCGCGACTTTATATGNGATATATGCACNTCGTTCACGGGAACAAATCGCCAAAGCNTNTCTGCACACAAACGCGGATGTCGACGTCGATGTGAAGCCAATACGATTGTGAACGAAGAAGCTGCGTAAACTATAATACCAAATAATGTCGAAATTATTGGTAATACAAATATGTGATTTCTCATAAACCATTTCACACTGTCTCGATGTTCGACGATATTTTTTGTGTTTTATTTATTATCGCACCATTATAGCTCATATGTATCCATATTATTCCAACATATTATCCAACTTTATATCCCAAAATTATTATTCGTATTTTATCTTGGACATTCTTCATTCCGAAGTTTTGTTGGAACCATATTATTATTTGATGTGCGATAGTTCACACCCAACGAAACCTAAAAACCCCTATCGACGGCGCGGAAAGACCCGCTATTGTCGTGAGCCAATTGTTCAAGACATCAAAAATGATTTGTGCAATTTCATCTTTCTCGATCAGCCCGAAATCACTGTGCAAAATATTACCCCTTTGGTTGGTCATACTATTCTATACCAATTTCCATGTCCCACTTCCGCAGAATATCATATGCGGTTTGCGCGCATTTCTTCCATTAATCCTCTCCAGAACACATTCACTATGGATATTGGGGTCGCTTCACTATCTGACTTGCAAAGGCGCTCATCTGCTTACCGCATATGGCTGCCGTTTCAGCTATATTCGGATAAAATCGTCACCTTTGTTGTATAATCGGATTTCGACGTAAAGATACCTAATGTATACGCATTCTCAAAATATGAGGGATGGACACAATTTAAACAGACGTATATAATATATACATGACTACACGCCAAATTAATTTTTATGGGTATAAAAAAGATACCCATAAACAAATTCCTTATATATGTCGCCAAGAACCAATCGATTATTTCTGTGATGGAAAATATGGCTATATTCATTTCGACGGTTATTATTATGTTGAGAATCACGCACCCCCTTATCTTGGGGAGGAGGCTCTTGACCAGAGAAGATATAACGCGTGGCTCCCTCAGACACTTCGAATGTTTTCACAACTTTTTGAAAAAGATCCATACAAGGTAGAAGTTGTTGATAATGTTACCAAGAGTTATTATAAGGAAATCGAGAGTATTCAATACATTATTGAAATTTACAGGAAAGATATTCACGAAAACACCAACGTGGTTAGTGAGGTCGATGACGGAGATGGAGAAAATATGAAAATATGTTTCTTTCCAACGAATCGACAGACAATATATTTTCGAGTCCTTGAGATTTTATGAATATAACCGACTCGCACACAATCAAACAGTTGTCTTGTCTATCTTGGTCGCCGATCCCACTATTTTCTTCGCCATTACTTCATTCGCATCTGTAAACCTCCACATATTGTTTACCTTGCTGTCTACATTATCATATTCAGACCCAATGCTATCGGGCTTCCACGTTTTGTCTGGGTTTTTCATAGTGTCCTTGTATCGTATACAGTGGTTTACACTGTGATGTGCCGCCGCACATGCTATTTTACTTACTGCATTCCCTTCATCGTCCAAGATAAACCCGTTCTCATCATGTTTTACATATGATTTTCCACGAGCTACATCGACCGTTTGTATTGACCGTTTACATGGCTCTATATTACTATAAAATCCACGGATTACCCTCTCCATAATCGCGTTCGAACTTGAATTTGCGGCATGCTCTATAAATGCAACCGTATCTAACCCCAAAATGTAGTCTTTCAACCTAAGTTTAGTTTCGTCCAGCGTCTCTGCATCTTTACAATCTATAGTCAAGTAATTGGTTAAATTGAATGTATTATTCTGATTCTGTGTTTGTATATTTGTTGTCCCCAATGTCGGGAGAACCTCCAAGAATTTATTTTGAAATTCGATTTGGCTCTTCTGGTTTTCTAACTGATTCTTATGGTTTTCTAACTGCGCCTTCTGATTTTCTGATAATGTAGTAGCTAATGTGGTAACCATCGTTTGCAAAAACCCTTGGTTTTGCATGCATGCTATAACCATTTGCTTGACTTCTTCGCCGGAAGAATCGTTGCTACAATTAGGCAATCTTGTTTCCAAACGTAGCAATTGGCGGTGTCGATTTGTTTCTAAATGTTTGTTATAATTACACCGTTTACTGCATTTATAGTCACATGTTTCACATATAAATTTATAATTTGATGTGGACACGATGTCTTTGTGTTTCTCCGCTACTTTTTGTAGCTCCTTGTGTTTTTTTGTGTTTAAATGTTTATTATAGTTGGATAATTTACTGCATGTATAGTCACACGTAGAACAAATATGAATTTTTACATCGACTACATTATGTAGCGCGCGATGGTGCTTCTTTGTATCCAGATGTTTATTGAAATTGCTTTCTTTGTTACACGAATAGTCACAGTTATTACATTTAAATCTATGATTTGGGTCTATCGGCATTTTTTCAGGCTACAATCTATATATTGTGTAGCCATAAAAGTTTCTAAATACTTTCCGCGGCAAAATATGTGTAATTATATACACAAAACAGTTGCAGCCAACGACATTTCACTCTTTCCAATTTCACTGCATTATCGTAACAATTCACTTTTCACATATATCTAATAAAAATGTTTTCTCTTATAAAACATTTTTACAACAAATATTTTTGTGTAATTTTTAAAAACTGAAAATAGTTTCAACTATGATTTTCATACATTCGGTCTTGAAAATATCCAAGGGTGTATATTCACATATAAAAGGTGCTTCGATTGTTTTATAATTTGTTCGCCTTACATACAATTACTACCATCCTCATAACACGGGACGTTCCGTGTAGTCCATGTCCCAGGATTCGCAAACGCACATGTTTTCTCTATTCCCAACTGATTCTCGCCCAAGACCAAACGCATAAACCCAAGTTCTCCCCAATAACTACCCCATGAATTACGTATATTCCAATATTGTTTTCCAAGTTCTGCGTCATATCCCCAACCAACTACCGAAATAATATGATTCACCGTCTTCAGTTGATGCGGCAAATCCAATACTCCTCCCGTATAATCCACAATCTCCTCCGCATTTATCCCACATGCGATTGGCCCATTCTTGTAAATCTCCGCCATCATATTTTCACTCCCCTTGATCGCACCATAACTCGCAATCGTCGCATTCGGATAAGTCATAATCGGATTGCAAGTCCCGCCTCGAGATGTAAATGTATCGCACGTCTTGCATATGTTCGTCGGGGTGCACTCAAACATCGCCTTGTTTTTGCATCCTTCCTCCTTTGAATCCGAGCTACATGCCTGATATATCATACAGTCCTCAAATGGTATCGATCCATACTCTTGGATCGCCTTGTATGTCGCCAAATGATCCCCTCCGTTACAACTACCACCCATTTGGCAATTCAATAAAAACTGAATACTCAAATTAATATCCGGCCACGCAGCCTTTCTCGCGATTTTAATCCTATCCGCCAACGCACTTATGCTTCCGTGCGCCCAACAGCTCCCACAATACACCGGTATATGCTGATTCAAATTCTTCGTTAAATAATTCACACCTTCCACGTTCGACCATGAAAACGTTGACGGTAATTTTACATCAGAGTTTTGAATAACCTCATATTTGCTCATGTCCAAGATAGGAACATACTCGTTATATCTTGCGCAAACTCCACAAATCCCGGCCAACAATAAAAAGAATGCTCGCATTTGTATTATCATCAGATATTTTGTCTAATATATTTTCACATATATTGAATTTATCCGTCTCTACACATATCAAACGCAACAAAAATATACCCACATACCACCTCAGCCGTCGATTTATTCCGATTCGCCCACATTTTCACTCACAACGCATCCGTTTATGATACTATATTTTGTCTCAACCAGCGTCCATCCATTTTCGTCCATACGTTCGTCGTCATAATCATCGTATTCATCGCCATCCTGGTCACACCACATCAATGTAGATATTTCTTCCTTTTCATCTGCGGTATAGTTTTCCGAATTGTGAATATCGACCTTCATAAAATCGCCGCACCACACCTCTTCGCAGCATGCGCCATATGCAAAGAGGTCGATTTTATCCATCTTCTCAATACATTCCTTTTCTGCCTGCGTCAGATTTACCGTAAATACGCCCCGCTCAAACACGCGATGCACCATCACATCCACTTGCTTTCCGCCTTCTAGAGTATTTCGCCAATATTCGACACCACGAGTATCGCATTCCATTGCAGCCTCAATTCTGTATTCACGAATTTGATCCATTATAATAGTTACCAGTTTCCTGTGTTTGTATTCCTTCGTTGTATTCCAAGAATACTTCAATTTTATGTTTTCATGATAGAATGAACACATAAAGCATGACCTCTATCTAATACTTGGGCAGAGCAGCTTTGAATTTATCGTCGATTATCATAGACGCGCCATATCCAAATAATAAGTGGAGTATGGTGTAAACGATGAAACTGCTAATAAACGTAGCCACAAAGACTATCAATATAGTTGTATATGTGCCGATGACTTCACCCGGAGTGAATTCATTCACTATTTTATACAAATAAGACTTTTCTTCTTCGAAAATCGCGCGAAGTTCAATAGCAAATATCGCAGTGAATGCAGCGACCATCGCATTCAATATAAACGCATTTCGCAATCGTGTTTCTTTGAATGATTTTATCAATGGATACATATATTTTACAGTGATATTTTGTTTGTATCAATTCGGTAAAATTGCTCTATCAATTGACCAATTGTTAATTCAAATAATCTTCAAGTAAGATAGATATCGAGCAAGTTGAAGTTAATCCATTATAAAGAGCCATGCTACCGACTAATCCTAAAACAAATACCGGCAATATATTCATTTTTAGTAATTTTTCTTTAATTAATTGCAGAATTCAAACCCGGGCTTTTGAGGTCCTTTTTTCGACCATACGGATTTTGTTTGTTTGTTGGTGAATCATTTGATTTGACCGGTCGCTTATTTAATGGAGTAGAATTCGAAGAAGGGGTATGACGAACGCCCAATTCATCAATTTCCTCATCTGTCCACCCACCCCAATCTTCTTTCTTATCCGAAGGCGACTTGGGGGTCAAATTCATATTCGTTTCAATCGCGCTTTCTTTTTCATATACACTCTTATCAATTGCATCCATACACCTTCCACACGATGGAAACCTTTCCATAATTGGAAACGATTTCACTATCGATTTGCTCATAGTCTCAGTTAATCCCCCCCTTATCTTCTTATATCGCGGTGGGCGATTTTTTTTCCGAGAATTCCTCTTTTTTTTACGAGTAATCCGATTACGTTTTTTACTTTTTTTCGTAAAAAAAGTCATATATATATAACTAAATATTTTTGCAAAAATGGGTGTTTCTTCTTTCAAATTCGCACGAATTTCAATAGCCAATATCACAGTGAGTCTCGTATTCGAAATCGTGTTGATTTGAATGATTTTATCAATAGATACATTATACTATTGATAAAATGTCCTTTTACGTATATCTTCTTGAATCTAGCAATCATGCTACCTATATCGGCGCTACAGTTGACCTAAATCGGCGACTGCGACAACATAACAAGGAGATCAAAGGTGGTGCTCGTGCGACAAGCGCCAAGGTCGTCAAAGGTGAGACGTGGACGCGGCGATGTTATGTGCGAGGGTTTCCCGACTGGAAGGCCGCTCTACAATTCGAATGGGCTTGGAAATTCTACAGTCGAAAACTGTCTGCGTCTCTATTTCCAATGGAACGTAGAAAACAGGCTCTTCAAACTCTCCTTGCTCTCGACCGTCCTACAAGTAAAGCAATTCTCTATTCAGAATGGCCGAATCCGCCATCGGTTGTGTGGGAGCATAATAATCTAGATAATACATTACAACTGCCGCAGACAGTAGACATATCAGATAATACATCAGACGATGGCGTTTGCTCTTGATATGCAAGCCCTCTAATAACAATTCCGAAAAACCGAACGCGGCAATCCAAATCATTATGTCGCAATACAAATACATGCAAAAAATTCTGTTATATAATCTAGTCTAACATATTTGTTTCTCCCCCCAATGTAATTTTTCTGTCCCATCTTCATCGTATTCAACGTGCAACTCTTTGCTACCCAACATTACCCCTTTTACATTCAAAATTCCATCATTCGATACATACATGATTGTCCGTCCAGGTTTTATAATCTCGTTTCCGTTAGCTACGACTAAATCCGGTGCGGTTTTTACCGAAAATCCCCCCAATATTCGCCCACCCTCATCTATCTTATCTATCACCATTCCAATATTACCAATTTCCTTCGTGCGTTTACTCCGATCCATTATTTCAAATGATATATTGCTTCCGTATTTACGCATCGTCGCATAATCCATCACTTGATCACCGCCTTCCGTCGCGTAGTTATACATTTGCTCGAACGTATATAGATTACTCTGTCGCCGCATTGTCGCCGAGCTAAATTGGTCAAAATAATACAAATTCTTTTCGCGAACCCCGCCGGGTATATGACTCGAATTCTCGGCCACACGTGAAGCGACCAAATTGGGATAATTACTCGACTGGATAACTACATTTTGACCGTTATCTTTTGTAGTTGTTACATATTCTGCATCATAATGAGCCGAATACTCGTTTGTCCCAATTCCAATATATCTACGCACCGGGTCTACAAAAATATATTGCGAACTCACTCCCGACTGGAATTGTCCGGCGGCGATTTGCGATGTGGTTGCGAAAATCGGATTCAGTTGCGCTTCTTTCATTTGCAAATGAATTTCGTCGCCGCGCACAATGACGTTTACAACCGCTGTATAATAAATATCGTTGATTTTGTACGTCGACAATATCACTTGACCATGATATAAATCATGGTAATAATGCTCTATGTCTGATATTACACTCAGTGTGATACCCGCTATATCCGTTTCCGAATTCGGCAACACACAATCTGTTATATACATCCCATTCCACTGTGGGTTAGTTCCTGAATATACACATCGTAACGAATTGTGCGTATCTGATGTCCCGTATTCCCATGTAGTCGTTTTCATAGCCATATGAGCTTCCGCTTCCGACAATGTATATTGCGCCGCCTTGGCGTTTGTGACTGCCGCCGCAGTTACGCGAGATGCCGATTGTGCCTCTAATTTTGCCTGTTGCTCCTTGGATTTCGCATAAGCATCTCGAGGCGCATTTTCCAAAACCTGGCGCGCAAACGTATATAGTGCATTCTTTTCTTCCAAAATGGCGACTGCCTGGTCTGCCTGATCAGTCGCCATGCGCGCCGATTCCTCTATTATCTTGATATATGCATTCGAATTCATAGCTTGTGTAATACTCTCCATAAACCTCTTGTATTCAGGGGAAAATATTCTCAAATCGGATGTGTCCGTCTTGGTATACTCCGACATATCTACTCCCGACGAAACCACTATCCACTTATTATCCAAGATGGGGTGTTTTCTAAGCAGATTAAAATACAATCTCACTCCCTTTGTCCACTGTCCAAGACAAGTATAGATGTGTGTATTCCCATATGCAGGTAATCTCTTTGATACATCTAATATACGCACCTCCAACAAATTACCCATATTCGCAATAGATAGACCATCTACCGTTTCAACTGCACGACTGTTTCGCATTTCCCATATGCTGTGTCCGTCTAACTCCTCGTATTGTTTACATGAAAACAATACTCGTGCATGCCGAACCGTATCTAGGTTGATTCCCAGTTCAATGACCTCGCAATAACTTTTGGCCGTTTCTTTGGTGTATCCCTCGTGCAATGTAGTCAGTAATACACTATTAATCGGATTTTCGTCTCCATCATTCAGTTTATCTCGGATCTCGTCCGCATAGTCATCCATCAGTCGACTTAAACTATATACATTATTTACTGCCTCCTTGTATTCTTCTAAACTTTCATATACGTCTTCGAGTGCTATTTTGGGCTTATCGCCGCCTCTTACGGATGGATTCGCATCAATCGCCGGCTTGGCCTGAACATTCATTCTAGCTGTATTATTTCGATTTGCGGAAGAACTGTTTCCCATTTATTCGTATTTATATAGATTGTATACACACGAATATTCATTCTTTGTTAACGCAACAAAATTGATTCTAGTTTCGAGCGGCTATTTATTCATCATATTTCCTCGTTAACATGTTAACTCGCTCCCAAACTCGTCCTCAAACTCGCGTCGAATCTCACCCGTCCGATTATATTACTCGGGCTCGGGCTCGTCTCCTCAGAGAACAAAATACCCCTGTGTATAATACTCGTTCACACGCGAATATTACATATGATTTTGAACTACATTCCGATGAAGGGGTCAATCGTGTGCGAAACAACAATCTAAATAGCAATAACATCACTCATAACCAATAATGTAATGAGTTCTACATATAACTCCCATGTTCGCATATTTTTCTTTACCTGTCGTGATATGTGTGTAATTAATCGTCTTTGCATTTTACATCGGTTAGCGTGTATTGTTCTACCGTATTATTCGTCAAACAGTGAAACCGATTGCATATATATCCAAGCGGGTGTTTCACATTTTCATACACAGTTTCTATGAAATTTATGTGCGAACCCATCTTTTTACATTCCGCTAGAACGTCTTCGTCCAGACTGGTTGTTAACTTGTCTATTTTTCTCTCTAACGAATCAACCTTTTTTGATAGTAACAACAATAATTGCTTGATCTCTTCTATGTTTTCGTTCATGTTCCTAGTATACAGATACTATTCCACAAAAATATCACGCCGTTTACATATTTATCAAATGAACGCGACTATTTACCGCCAATAATAACAATAATGTGACTTGGACTACTAACCCCGATACACCATCGTAATACATACTTCTGGCTACACCGAGATTATTATAATAGTATCGTTCTAAATATGGGAATAATCCGCTCCATTTCATAACAAATCCATATAATGCGCTTACGACAAACGACACGCCCAAAAACATAAACACGTATTTCAAATCAAATGCATTTTTTGGGAAAGGTGTGATCATTAATATGATTGGTTGTGTTGTAGCACCCACAAATCCGGCTATTAAAGCGGCCGCCAATAACGTGTGCTGTTCAAAATATGGCTTCAGGTATCGAATAAAAGGGGTTGATTTTTCATAACTTTCTGGTAGACTATCCACATTCAAAGACAGGAATCTTAGGACAACATCCCATAATGCTGTAACTACAAATGTTAATATTATAAGCTTGCTTGTATCCATATAATATTAACGCAGAATTAAAAATGTGTCGACAGTAACAATAACCCACCTGTTGCGGTGATGTTCTTCATAAACGGGTAATATTGGCTTTCGTTGGTCGGAAAATGATAAATCAATGTAGCCACCACCGTAAATATAGCCAACATGATACTAGAATAATAGGCATGTTCTTGATACATGTTCGTCTGAAGTGATAGCATTATTATTAAAGGTGCTACTATTTCCAAGATGATCGCAACGATTATTGCGATTCGGTAAATTACGTTCGGCATTTTGACTCCCAGCATGGCTTTCAAACCGTCGACGGTGGACGAAAAGCTCGCTATCTTGGACATACCTGCTAAAAAATACATCAGTAAAATCATGAACGCATATATCAAAACTTGCATTCTATATATTCTTGCGCGAAAATTATATTTCGATTACTTTGAGCACAATACCACTGCGTAACATATCCCGCCCATAACCAAAACCGAAACCATCGATATTAGAATAAATCGAACACTCGTCGGCATTCCGTCGTGCGGCGTGTCCTCTTCTTTGATTTCAATATATCCGTCCGTAGACGAATCTCTCCAAATGTGGTCTTTGTTATGCATTGGATTCTCAGTCATCATGTCCAAGATTATATTACTCTTATTCAAATATATACTTTATTTCGTTTTAATTATGTTTACACATTGGTTTACAAACTCCTCGTCGTTCAATATAACAGATTCTTCGTATTTTCCTCTCAATAAAGATACCATGATTCTAGTCAAATCTTCGTCCGACGACTCCAGTCGCAATTTTTCCCCCGTTCTTATGTTGAATATCTGTGTCTTTCTTGGACTTTCGGGGTGCAATGTTCTCCATAGCCATGTGTAAATCACTACTTGCATCCTATGCTCGAATGTGATCTTACTTGTGCATTTCAATTCCCATAGTGTCGTATCCGATACCAGGTCTGCCCGTGCGCAAAACCTGAACCTCTTTTCGTAGCTAAAATATGGATACAGAGCCGCATCTATCAAATTATGTTCCGTCTCGTGCACATAATGTATAAGAAGTTTTTCTACTTCCACCTTCTTCTCCCCACCTTTATTAAATTCATGTCCAAGATGCTCGTTTAAACGAGACACACATTTATCTCGCATTTCAACACTCAACCACGTATACTCGTCACGACCAATTTGTTTTAGCTTGGAATATAATTTCTCTTGCATCGCAACACACACATTCGCCAAGAATAAATAATCACCCGGCGTCTCGCACTTCTCCGGCAATTCCGCTGCAATCCGTCTCAAATAGGGGTGCGAATTACCCTTTAAATCTTGGACACATGTCCGAATAATACCTCTCAAGATATCTTCACCATCATGTGTCGTGCCTTGTATTGCGTCGTAATACATCGCCGGCAATGCGATCCCATTTAAATCGCTGACTTCTTCGAATAATCCGAGACTCGTCTGCACCATTCTTGGAATATCAAACTCCATTTCTTCCAATGGTTCAACCTCTCGAATAAATATCTTGTCCAAGATAGGTGTTACATATTCTATGACCGATTCGGGCACAAATTTTATCAGGTCGGTCGGTGTAACATGATATGTTGGTATAATTACGACCCCTTTCTCTTCGTCTTCTTGGACATTGTCGTGAAATATACTCTGTGGTGTCCCTTTAAAGTCAATGTAATCACTCTGTTTCATGTCCGGTTGACCCCTTTTCAAAAATTCAAGCGGCCTTGAACTATCGTTTTCCAATAAATAAAGACCATGTGTCGCCCGTGTGCACGCCACATACAACGTGTTTGGACAAACATCTTTGGGTATATTCCGTGCGGTATAAAAATACCCCTGGTCAAATCCAACTACGAACACATACTTGCGTTGACGCCCCTTCACGGTATGAAAGGTAGAAAAAACCACCTTGCCGTCAATGACTCGCTCGTCCATAACGTCGGTTTCCATCATCGGAACATGACACGGTATACCCGCATCGGTCAATACATTCTCCATATGCCGAATATTGCTGTTTGCCCCCTTCACCGAACCACCTAAGACGAAAATGTCCGACGGGCTCTCCCCCTCCGACAAAAGACGCTGGATTTGATAGGCCACGATCTTCTCTATCTGGTATCTTGGACGTCGGATATAGACAACCGGCATACCTTCTCGACACGCTACCAATCGATCCTCTCCCAACATATCCCTATTCACAAATTTCGCCATTTGATTCGTCACACGATATGACGTCTTTAAAACGCATTTTTCAAATACGGGCGACACCAAATACGGCAATCCACTCCATATATCCGACGCCTTGGTCAAAAACCGGATATCTGCCCCTTTGAATTCATACAAACCCTGCATGTAATCCCCTAGAATCAACAACTGAAACTTGTGCGGCTCTCCCTTTACCAATGGATTGGCCAAGCTGCACATATCACTCGCCATTTTCACTATCAATTCGAAATATAACATGGTCATATCTTGGCTTTCGTCCACCACCACTATATCCACCAATGGTATAGGTTTGCGTGGCTCTGTGCCCATACGAGTTATATGCCGAATACCAGTGTCGGTATGCGCTTCAGATGTGTAATATTTGACCGCAAAACTGTGATATGTGTGCACCTCCAAGTTGGGCAAGCCCAATTCACGCACCTTTTCCTTTATTTCATGCCGCAACATGGAATTGTATGTAAATTGGCGTATTGTCTTACCGGTCAACTCCTTTGCGATCGACAAAATAGTGGTCGATTTTCCCGAACCAGCACAAGCATCTACAATTACGTTTGAATCCGCGCGTATATAGTCCAAGACGGTGCGCTGTTCTTGGCTCATTTTATGCATTTTCGATATATACCAAAATGTATAAAGTTTATATTCATTGGCTTTAATGTTTATTCTTCCGTTTTTGCGTCATGCGCACCTGCTTGGCGAACTTTTTGTTATTCTGTATACCACGCAACAACCGCATTTGTCTCGTCGCGCGCTCCTTAGTCGTGCATTTCGCCATGACTCTCTTAGTCTTTTTGTTCGAAACGCGATAACACTTCTTCTTGGGTACCTTTCTCATTGAATACGGCATGCTATAGATTATAATGACTTTTTAATGCACGCTCTACAGGTTGTATATCTGCTTCATGGTAAGACAGAATGAGAAATCCGCATTGTTCATGTCCAAGATGCGCCCGTAATCGTCATATACGCGAATACGCAAACGCGTGATATCAACCGGCCCAAAATATTCGCGCGGTTCCGTCACAATACTTCGTGTGGTGTCGTTTATCACTCTAAAGTAATCATCATTCACGGTAATTCGCGCTATGATATCGGAACTCGTTATCGTGTTTGACGTCGCCGATATGAATCCATTGGTCACATTCTGATTAAAATCTTCAATTGCTAAATAAACGTAATTGATGGGGGAAGGGTTTATTACACCCTCAGACGTATATGAAGTTCCGCCAGTATACGTGCTATTTGTAAAACCCAACACATATCCGGCACGCATGGTGACCGATGTTGATGTATACTCCTCACCCGAACTATTCTGATTGAAATATAAGTTAATGGTGAACGTTGCCGGACTTAACCTGTTTATAGTCACCTTACCGGTTATCGAATTATACTCAAACTCGATTAAAGTAAATACTGGAGTTGCCGACGCCGCCAATATAGCATTGATCGCGTAAATTAGCTCAGTATTAGTGTAATTACCATCGGGAATAGTGATAACCTCTAGATGCGTATGTGATTCACCGATAAGCTCGATAGTGAACACATTATTGCCGTAACATTGTGATATACCATAAAACGCGACTGGAAATTCAATCGAAGTTAACTGCATTGACGCCACCTTGGACAATTTGGTAGGAAGGTTGATTGTAAAATCCGTGCTCTTTGTAGTCGACCAATTGTCGCGAAATTTTGTGTCTACCGTCAAACTCCGCGTCAAAATTCGGTTATTCAAAGGATTCAAATCGCCTTTGTGGATCGTGCTGGGATTCGAATTCACATATTGAGTGGCGGGATGTCTTACAATCTCGGTCTTTCTAGTCATCAACGACTCCAGCGATTGCTCGGGATAATCCAAGGTGGTATCCTGAATTAATGGCTTTTTTACCTCAGCGGGAGAAATACCGCCAGATTCATACAATCTACCCGTCGCGACTTGGATAAACTCCATGAACTTTCGCTTCAGTTGTTTTGGAAAGTGTCGGTCGCTCATTAGCTCCGTCTGCACTTCGTAGACCTGTCTGGTAATATCATCCGCCGTGTAATTTGGCGTTTCGTCCAATCGAAAGAAGAATTCGATATCCTTATTTGAATAATTTGTGATTTCTAAATCAATCTCATCCATTATAAAGTTGGTATATGTTACATTCCGATTATTTTTTCCCCGTTTTAGCTGTATATTTCAAACTCAATTGCACAATGTACGACATCGTCAAATAAAATATGCAAAACTATTTGAATATTACATTAAATTTTATTTCCGGCCACCCTAACCAGGCATCAATTATCTCGTCGTTTGTATAAATGAAGGCAACCCGAATGTTCAATTGTGCATGTTACAGGGAATCCCACCGACAACCATGAAATTACAGGTTTAGACGGTAACAAATTGTTAGATACAAATTGTTACATGGATATTATGCGCTATTTTGACTCTCGTCTCACCGTCTTATTCTTTTTAGATGCGCCATCGATCTTCTTCGCGCGGCCTTTTACAAACTTGCGAATCTTGGGCAATTCCTTCAAAATAGCATCAACCATGACTTGATAAAAATTTCGGAATTCGGAACGCCTTTGTTTCATGGTTGTCGGAGTAAACCAATCCACCTCGCTTTTTTCAAATAAATGGTGCTTGGAAACCAACGTCTTCATCACCTCTATCGGAACCGTATCCCATAGATACTTATGGTGATTGTTATACCACATGGGTAAATTCGCATCATAGTCCATTACAAACAAATGTATGTGATATTTATTCAGGTTCATGTGATAGGCGCCGCCATTTGTCGCAATCATCTGTTTCAACGCGGACTCATTTCCAAGAAACCCTCCCAACTCCTCAGCTGCTTCACGTAATGCACCGATGTATGGATTTTCACCGTCCTCAATACGCCCACCAAAATCAGAGAATCCTTTTGCACTATCTTCCAACGGGCACTCTTTTCCGAACAAAAAATGAAGTTCACCGTTATGTATAGCAACCGGTAAAATACTACCTGCTACCATGATATATATTATGGTAGAAAGAGTTTACGTATCGTAATTATCAGCCCGTTATTTTGTATGGAAATAGTAGTAGTATCATGAAAATCGCGCTATGTTTTTGGGGTCTAACCCGAAGTCTCAAATACACAATACACAGTATCCATGAAAACATATTTCGGCCTCTTGCCGATGCACAGATAGAATACACCACCTTTATGCATACATACACCATGTCGACTAAATATCACAATCCCCGCGCAGGAGAAATAAACCAAGTCTTGGATTTCAATGAATATGAATTATTAAAACCCGATGTTTTACAAATCGACAACCAAGACGAGATAAAGAAACAGATACAATTGGAAAAATACCATTCCTTACCGGATCCTTGGGATTCAAACTATATATGTCTAGACAACTTTGTGTGTGCGATGTATTCCAAGAAACAACTCGGCATTATGGTGAAAAACAGCGGTCGAAAGTTTGACTTCATTGTGTATCTGCGCCCCGATGTACGCTATTTGAATCAATTTGACGTGCGATATTTTCAACATACTCATCAAAATACCATTTGCACGCCCAATTTTCATCTTTTCCCCCAACTGAATGACCGGTTTGCGATTGTCCAATCATGCAATCTGAAAGTATACAGCGAAATGTTCGACGAAATGTATGAATATAGTCGCGCATTCCCACTTCATTCCGAACGGTTTCAGTATAATATCATCACGCGCAAATTCAAATGGAATGTGGTCTATATACCGATTCACTTCAATCGTGTTAGAGTGAACGGACACGAGGAGACCGATATGGCCAAATATTATAAAGAAATGCATAAGCGTAACCATGGAATGCATTCTAACATGGTTCCCCCAAAACCGCAACCTATAAACAGACCACCTGTGCAAAACAATATCATGCTCAATAAAAATACAAAACAACCCATATTCAAATCCAAGAAAACTACAGACGCACCCTCTTAATATTCGGATCGACTATCGACTCCTCTTGCAATTCCTCGCCGCCTCGCAATTTCAATGGCTCAAGCACATAATCCAGCACCGGTAAACGACTGTAAAATTCAACCACTCGCGGATTCGCACGAATCTTATAGGCCTGAAATGCACTCAAATACAATCCATCCAATGACTGCACTCGGGATAGAGCCACATAGGTTTGCCCATATTCGAATATTTGGCCACCCACGTCAATGCTCGCCGTAGCCAACGTCGCACCCTGAATTTTATGAATAGTCATTGCCCACGCCAGACATAGAGGGATCTGACCAACCTTGATGGATGGATAATCCTCAGATTTAATGTAATGATGGGTAATCGTTTGTTCTACACCATTTGTAAATTTCACCACCGGATAATTGCACCCGCTGCTCGTTTCCATTCTGGTAATAACCCCCTGAGAACCATTGCTAATACCATTGTCCATGTCCCAATTCACGGTGCACATCACGGCTGCGCCGGCCTTCAGCGTCAATGATTCCTGAAATGACGACATATTCATCAATTGGTCGCACTCATAATCAAACTCTTCCCTGGACACACACACGTTTTGGGTAATTGTTTTAGAATCCAGGCTTCCAATACCGAAAACATCTTCCGGCTCAAACCCACATCGTTTGTATTCGTAAGTATATTCTTGGCCATCCAACCGATTATACATCAAACCATTGAGATAATCGGCCTTCGCACGAGTGGGATACAATTTGGGCGGAACACAACCATTATACTTGGCGGCATCATACTCGCGCTTCACATATTGATCCAAGATTTTACAATTCTTTTCGGTCAATGTCGCCGTTCGTATCTGTGATAATATCTCTCGATACAGCGGATCCAACTGGCGAAATACCGTCTTCAACTCGATGTGATTTTTCTTTGGGAAAATTCTATCCCAGATTTCACTCTCGAAACAAAACTGTTCGGTCGTCGGATCTCCGGCTGTTCCCACCGGCGGAAGTTGATAAAAGTCGCCTACAAATACCACCTGAATACCGCCAAAAGCCTTATCCATTCCGCGCACTCTGCGCGCAATTGTATCCAAGACCTCCAACATTTTCACAGACATCATGCTGACTTCATCCACTATCAATACACGCACCTTTTTCCAAGCCGACTTTACAGTGCGACTTTTCAACGCATTCGATACAATTGTTCGGTTCTCCCCCTTGCATAGTCGGATTCCGCTCCACGAATGTATTGTCCGAGCTTTGCAATTATCGGGTAATAAAATCGTCGCACATCCGGTCAATGCACACACTTGAAATGCGATTCCCGCGCGTTTACAATGACCCACCAAGGTCTCAATCAACCGCGTTTTACCCGTCCCACCTTGTCCAGTTATGAACAAATTTTCCCCGCGCTTAAAACGCTCAAATGCATATGTCTGTTCTTGTGATAAATCCATTGTTGATTATATTGATGGATTTATCAGTCATTCATAATCAATTTTGTTATCGCTCATGTCTTTGTTTCAATCTTCTACAAATGCTTCAACTCCAGACAAAACGAGAAATCCATACCATTTAAATCCATAATCGTTCCCAATTCATTGACCAGTCTTACGTTCATTCGCTGTATATTCACCTCGTTTGAATATTGTCTCACGTCACTACAGCAACTACCATAATCATCCGCTAGCGAGACTGTTCCAAATGGATAATCGCCGGGATCCATCGCTATGCGCGCCAAAATTTGCTGACTAGACAGCTCCGATGTTCTCGACAAACTAACGAAAGAATGTGGATTACCATTCTTAAATTCATCCACGATTAAATATAAATAGCGCGGACCCGTCAGACTCACAAACGACTCTCCGGTAATTCCCGTCGCTGGACTAACTAAATATTCTGATTTTCGAAAACCGAGTAACCATCCCAACGTAGACATCTTATTTTGAACGCCAATTGCATTCCTGGTAACAATAAAATTCACAAGACAATCGTTCTTATCCCCATTATTTACAAACAAACACCGCTTATTTTCAATCGAAAATATAATCGATGTAAACGGCGAAGTCATTATCGTAATTTCGGCATTTACCTTCGCAACCAATTCGGCCTCGTTATATTGTCCATCTGGAATCACAAACACCGCGCGGCGATTCAAAATAGAGATTGAGAACGTATTATTTCCAAGATTTGCGGATATGTTATAATAGGTCACGGGTATTTCTATATTCGTCAACCGCATACTCTTTACGTCGTTAATTCGTTCCGGCAATGTAATATTGTAATTCGCAACACAATCGGACTGATAATCATCGCGAAATCGCGTATCGATAGTCAAAAACTTGGTCTTGGTTGGCGGAACCACGTTCGTCATCACCATATGACCCCCGTGTTGCGTAACCGTCGGGTCTAAAAACAAACCCTTTTCATCAAAATATTTACTCATCTCTTATATATTATATCCCAAGTCTTTATTTACTGCGCTTGAACAAAATTGAATATATTGATCAGCATCAATCTAGGTCAACAACAACATGAACCACGATGGGACTTATTGCCGGTATTGTAATCGCCATTTTAAATTCAAAGACTTATGTGACCAACATACCATATCATGCGAATTCTTATATCGAAGCAAAACACAACGTGACCGCGACACAGATCTACTTGAATCTTTACCTACACCACAAGAACAATTCAAACTTATTCAACATCTAATGTGCAAAGTTGCCTCCATGGAAAAGGAGATACTCAAGCTAAAAGGTGTTTCGGTGACCCGAAAACGCAAGGTTATCCTAGAATGGCTCAATAGCCCATTTGGCCCAAAACCGGCGATGTTATTCAATGTATGGGGCAAGGATACAGAGGTATCATTCGAACATCTTCAATCAGTATTTGAACCAGGGAATGATATCACGGACGGCATGAAATCCTGTCTTCGCGATTATTGTGTTAAAAACACACCCATTCCTATCTGTTCGTTTACACAAAAATCGAACACTCTTTACATATGGACTTCTGACGGGGACAACCCACAATGGCGGACTCTCGATGCAACCGCGTATACAAAATGGATCGACCGAATCGCTCACCGGTTTCTCGAATCCTTTCTCAAATGGCAATTTGCGAATGCCCACACGATTCGCGCGACCGAAGAAGCGAAAGACCAAAACATATCCAATATGCGTAAAATCAATGGTTGTGGTCATGCGCATGAAGAGCGCCGCAGAAACGAGCTGCGCAAATGGATATTCTCTCACATTGCTCAAGATTTCATTCACAATGTAGAATACGAGTGTGTGTGATAAAATTGATATTTCCGCGCGAGTATATTTTTTATGTTATATACAATTCAAGACACAATGTCCAACATCCCCCGCTACGTGCGAACTCTGCATTCCCGATACCACCGTTTACCCAAGGTATTATGGGATCTCATTTGGACATATGACGATCGATTTCGCGTCGAGTTCAAACATTGTGTAGATGAACTCGACCGTCGTTTCAATCACAATCGACTCATGCACCGATTGACGGTCGACGTCCCATTATACGACATTTATATTATGGTCAATAACACTCGATACCCGCACAATAACCTTCTATCGTTTCCCAGATATATATTGGCTAGGAACAAAACATACGGAGACCGTGTATTGTCTGAATGTTTGAATCATACAACTTTGCGCACACACATAACGTGCACGTGATTTGACTATGCGCCGTTTTACAAAATTGAATGTCTTTTTTTACTACGAGTTATCAGAATCAAGACACCCGTTCCATATACAATGGCGCATATTACTCCCGACTTCTTAGCAAAGCAAAACGCACACCCGCGCGACGAATTTATCACATTCGACGAAGGGCCTCACGTGTATACCGTCCATGGAAAACAAGGATATACCTCCGTCACTACCTGGAACCACCATCATTTCGAAGAATTCGATGCAGACGCCATCATCAATAACATGCTTCGCGGTCGCAAAATGAAAGACCCCACTTACAAATATTTCGGCATGACCCGCGAACAAATCAAGGCCGACTGGGAACAAAATCGTGATCAAGCCGCCGCGGCCGGAACCAACATGCATTACGACATCGAATGCTTTTACAACAACATGGATGTCTCCAACACCAGTGTAGAATATCAATGGTTTCAACGCTTTGTGAAAGACTTTCCCGAACTGAAACCATACCGCACCGAATGGTGCGTCTATTACGAAGAGCTCAAACTATCGGGATCCATCGATATGATTTTCGAAAACCCCGACGGCACTCTCCAAATATATGACTGGAAACGCTGCAAGGAAATCTCGTATGAAAGTGGGTTCAATAAAAGGGCCAAAACGCAATGTATATCTCATCTTCCAGACACCAATTTCTGGCATTATTCCCTCCAACTTAACGTCTACCGCGCCATTCTCGAACAAAAATACGGGAAAAAAGTAACTGGCCTCTATCTTGTATGTTTGCATCCCGACAATCCCTACAAAACATACGACCGCATTGAAGTGCCGTTCCTCGACAAGGAAATCGGCGACCTATTTGAAGTCCGTCGACAAGAAGTCGAATCGCGATAAATATTCACCCGTTTATTCTCATCTCATCATTATATCGCACCTGTATATACATGTATTTTTTATCAGTTATCACGCGGTATTTGAATGAACCATTTTTAGAAGAATTCGTCAACTACTACTTGTTCGAAGGAGCCGAACATATTTACGTTTTATACGACGTCGATTCTACCCTTCCCATCAAAGATTCTATTCTCACTCACAAACAAGTCACCATAATTGAGTCCAAATCCTTCAAACAAAGGCAAACTATCGATGTGAACCGCCTATATCAAACCATTCGCGACAAAACGGAATGGGTCTTATTTGTCGATTGCGACGAATTTGTATCTGCGCGCAAACAAGGAGATAATACGATTCGTTATGAACTCGAAACCACTTTTCGCAACGCGGATTGCGTAAAAGTCCCGTGGGTCATGATGTCCAGTAATAAACGGGCTGTAGATCCGCCCTCCATTCTACAACATATTGTTCATCGCTGGAACCACGATTTGCGACACCCGCACCCTGCCGGATGGGCAAAGGGCAGATGTCGATATGACGAAATCGAGGTCAAATGCTTTACGCGATGCTCCAAATTCGCACACCTTACTTTACATCACCCGTCTGATATGAAACCAAACGAAACCGTCGCATGCGTCGACAGTATTCGTAATGAACCCGCCAAGTTGGATCCATTCTATCAGAATCTGCGCGAATTGGATATTAAAACTGGAATTTTATTATGCTACCACTACCGCGTTTTTTCAAAACAATCAGTCGCTCGGAAATGTGTGAATAACAAACTCGTCAACTATCAGCCACAGTTCATGCCCCATCTTCTCGCAAGCGACCATGCGGATATTGTTGACGAAACCATGAGCCGTAAATCCCGCATGTGGTTCGGCGAAATCAAATAGTAAATCGACCGAAATCAATATAAAATAATTTGCGTATACCCATTTATCTACCATGCCCTGCAAATGGAAACCGTCAAACACAATAGTCATATCATCGATCGTCGGCCTATACGCCTCTTACATAGCTGCGTCCAAATACCTGGACCGATATTTTGGTAAGACGATTCAGGTTCAACAAGATACGCCCGACGAGGCTTACCTCAAACGACACCAAAAAGCGTTTGTGTCCACATATTCAATTGCGAGGCACTTCGATAAATTCAATGAAAACATTGAACCAGAGTTTTATAAGAAGGATGAATATAACCGATTAGTCGCAGAATCGGACAACCGTCTGGAAGCTGCGTGGAAACGACGTATTCTACACGAGGCGACCCCTCGCGGCAATATCACCATGTATTACGATGCATATAAACAGGCGTTTGCATATTATGCCGATGTAGCCATCCCATATTCGATTTTAAACGCGGTTGCGATGAAATATGTTCGCACGTTTTCTTGTCGAGATTTCTTTTTAGATGAATCCGTTACCCCAAAAGGTAATACATCACCGTTCATACGCATCCACGTATTGGACGATTCTAGCAAAAAGAAGGGAGTCAAATTTGACGTCAAGAACGGCCCCTTTGCAAAATTGAAAAAATACACCGACGAGAAACCGAATGAGCGCAAAACAGACGAGGTAGCATCCACTACGCCGCAAAATATTATCCGAAATAAATTTGTATATCTTGGAAAATCCTACAACCTCTCTATTTTGAATAAAACGGGGATTGAAACGGTCGATAAACGAAAAAAACATGCTGTTTCGGATAAACCGATGAAATATAGCGACTTCAAATCGTGGCGCAACCCAGAAGCCACGGTGTTGGGTGCAAAAGAGGGTGCGGCAAATTACTTTGATGCTGTATCCGAATGATTCTTCTTCCACTCTCGGAACCCGATACTCTTTTCTATATCAAAAGATGAACCTAGATGCGATTTAGCAATCATATATGCTTGATATTCCTTCTCCGGCAAACTCTTTATATATTGTTCGATAAGTGCAGTTTCCATGGTTTTGCTTGTGTATATTGATTTCCGGTTATATCTTTCGGAAATCAATTTTCTAATGTCCGTTTATTCAATTAAAAATATCCAAATAATATAATTAGAATGGTTCGCTCTTCATATAAAAATCGTAGACGAAATATGACTCAAAGTTTCAAAAGACGGGCTGTCGGCGAGACGCGAGAGGTGCATTTTGTTGAAGATAAAATGGTGGGTGGGGAGTCAGGTGATAAATTATTAACCGAGTTAGGGGGAAAGTTTGGAACGCATATAGAGTGGCCAATAATTAAGTTAACGCTTACAAATGCAACCGATTGTGATACAGACCCCGCAACCTGCAAATCAAAGGTGGCAAAATCAATAGATGCTATGAAAAAGACGCTAGATAGTATCATCAATACGGTCTATACCGGCAATGGAATTTCTGTGCCCGTATTTGATGCAAACGATGCAAACAAACATATCACGGCAATGGTTGACTTTATTCTGAATACGCCCATTGTAGGTAAACCCACGAAAGACAGTAAATTAACCCTTTATGTGCAAACGGACAGTGGAATACAAGGTTATACCACGCCGTCTGTAGTATCCCCCGATTTAAAAGCTAGAGCAGCAGCAAAGATAAGAGTAGCAATAGCAATTGTATCGGCAGCAGCACCAGCACCAGTACCAGCCGCACCAGTAGTAGCAGCACCAGCACCAGTACCAGCCGCACCAGTAGTAGCAGCACCCGCGGAAATAGCAGAAGATGCGATAATAGCAGCAGAATTTGCTATAACAGCCGCCCAAACGGCAGATGGAATAATCACACCTTCCTCGAAAGCAGCCGGGGGAGCCGGGGCGAAAAATGCAGAAGTAAACGTAATAGAAACAGCAAATACAGTGAAAGCTGAGGCATTAAAAGTGAAAGCAGCAACAGCAGTAGATCTAACCACTTTATCCACAGCACTAACCACTTTATCCAACGCACTAACCGAATTATCCAAAGCAGTAACATCCCCATAACAACACATTTCATCAAATATACGATCATTCTAAACATATATTTGATAATTACTGCCCACATGCAAAGGGAGTTCCACCATTTCCAGTGTTGTTTTTCTCTTGAAATTGCACATCATTATTCACACATTCGTCACTCAATTCTGAAATATATTCACCCCCCGATTTGGGGCCAACCTTCTTGGTAATGCTGTTTGTAATGACTCCGTGAGGCGTATCTCGACGACCCTTGAATATGATGTTGCTGCACGATTCGTTGCAAGGGTCTTTGGGAATGGGTGGACAGTTATTCGTCGTCGCATTGATCGACTCCTTGGCCTTTCGCGTGATATAATCGCTTTGGTCATTTAGATTATTACCTGCGCCGGGTTTCACGCTGGTATATGGGGCAGGTCGACCAATCCATCTATACTTGGTCGCTAACATACCATCATTGCTCAATACGGAGGGCTTGATGACTTCCGGATTATTGGTCGACGTGACGGCCGATTGGACAATCGTCGCGATATTATATGTCCCACAACACCCCCCACTCCCCCTGGGGGTATCGCCTACCATGGGCGTTTTCGGCAAAGAGCGCGACAATGTGGTCTGACCGACCCAACCTTGGCTTCTATGACCACCATTGATGGAAAACTGAGGCACATTTACACTCATATTATTATATTTGGCTGCGGTCTTCTTCTTTAACGTAGCAATCGACATGGTATATATTATGCGCGATATATTTACATAGCACTAGAAACTTGTTCACTCGATTGCCTAAAATGAATCAGACGAACAAACAAATTAGGCGACTCAGCAGCAGAACATGATAGATGAGTAGCCGCAGAGGTAGTCTCGAATTTTCGTGAACTGTGAATTTTCTTGACGACCAAATAATCAGAAGGGTTACTATCCATCGTCTCATCGTCCACAATGTTCAAAATATCGCCCCGTTTGATCAATCCAAATATCGACGAAGAAGACGTAAACATTGTCTTCGTTTCGGAACTATCGTAAGACAATCGGATATTATCTATCTTGTGGTAATCAACAATATCCGCACCTTGTTGTTTCGATTGAGCATTTGTATCAAACCCCGTGCTAGAGTGGTTCTCATGTGTGGGGGTGCGAATACCATAATTTTCACGCACAATCACACCCTTCTCCTTCCTTTTCATCTTTGATAACAGTTCGTCCATTTCTTGAAGATTTGCTTTTAATCGTTGGTCAATTTCCATGTTTAGTTTTGATACGAGAGGTTGCGTATTTGATTTTGGCTCTACATGCGCAACGACATTCGAGACAACCTGGTCATTTAATTCTTGATTTTTTGGTTTAAAATAATCTCGAATTGTGCGCACTTTTGTGGCTGTTACAGCGTCTTCATTACATATTGGTGTATCATCATCACAGAAAGCATCTTTCGCGACCGTTTTCTTCTCTAAATATTCATCATACCGTCTAAACATGGTCTTGTATTTAGATACTTCGCGTTCCAACTCATAAACACGCGGCAACATATTCGAATGCTCGCGGATAAATCGTTCCGTGTTTTCTAAAAAATTCACCAATGGAACAGTCCCGTCTTCCAATGGGGTAGTCAGTTCTAACATAATATTATTCGTGGGTGTAACCGGCAAAGTAGGTTCGCTCATGCGTAATTTACGACTCCGGCGAGACAACATAGTATTTCAAATATATTAGGTTGTCTTTTTTTTATAGCCATCCAAACTTTATACATTATTAAAGTTGTATAGATATTCTACTACAATCGAAAATGACCAATTCGCGCCGTTTAAATCTAATACGTCTCCGCGGTCGTTGAGCAACCGAACCCTCATTTTGGTTATATTGACCGGCCCGAAATACGTCCGATAATTTTCTTGCAATGCCCCGCCATATTCTGTAAATACACCACCCGTGCTTAAACCGCTTATCTTCAATGGGATGAGAGCAAACATATCTTTTACATACGGAGGGTCTGAATATATGCGTGTGGTTGTTATTACTAAATTCTCTTCACCAATCACATTCGCAGCATACAATTGGTTCTCTGTGATCGGCTGACCCGGTCGTATGGCGTTGAAGACAGAACTTTGATAATTTCCGGTAATTGGATTACATACGCGCGTTCCCGTGCTTGCATATTTTGGGGGATCCGCATTCGGTGTCCGGCGTATACCAGTGATCAATCCATCGTTCAGATGATTCTGTGTATAATCGTCCAGAATCAAATAGATATTCTTATAGATATCCTTGTCTACACACGAATCGCCAGTCAATGTGATTGCGCCCGTAGTAGTATTGTAGTTGTAATTATTGGATGTTACATAACTCATGCTTAGCGCGCTCAATGGCGACAACTGGTAACTCGGATATGAACGAAATCCCATCAACCAACCAATAGTAACATCCCATGTCGTCGTTCCCGAGGTTGCAGGCGTATTTCGAACCATACTGCATTCTAAGTCTACCTGTGTATTATCAAAAAATACCAATTCGTAATCCTCTGTGCTAAACGATTTGTTTATGTTTAATTGCAATACTGCCGCTTCCTCACCCGAATCAAAATCCGAATATATCACCGAATTTACAAGCTCTGTGGTATTTGCGAATATCGTATTTAATTCGTTGTATAGCTGATACAACCCATATGCCCCGTTCGGTACGGTAACACTTATTGCAGATGAATTGTCGTCTGCATATAATCCTTTAATATCTGAATATGGACTAAATGTAAATACGTTATTTGAAGCATCAATTATGATCGTTTTATCAGGGTCAATATATGCATCGTTGTCCGATTCGATTGTTCCACTCGCCAAACTATAAGATAAATCCGTAAAACCCAAGTATGCGCTCCACGATGTGCCCGTTCCTCCGCTATTCGACGGGTAGCCAGTGTTTGTATCCTCAAACTCTACATAATAATCATATGTTGAGAGCTGTGTTTGTAATAAATATTTGAACGTCCACGTATAGGTTAACGTTGATTGTGTGTATATATATGTGAATCGACTGCTGCTCATAAATAAACCATTCGTCCCCCCTGATATACGCGTAAATATCGTATTTACCATATTCTTCAATGCTTCTGCTGTCGAATATGTTCCTTCTTCAAATGTGATCGTATATATTCCTACATCTGAATTTCCTTGACCGGAGCGAGGTATCACATCGATTTTGTTGTTTGATGAATCAATAACAAATGGAAAAATGTCCGGCGTGCTCCCCGTAAATATATTCGAGGTTGGAGAGGATATATCTATTGTTGAATTTGATAGATCAATAAAATTATCACTATACAAAAAACAACTCGACATATCCAATAAATAGTCCGTCTGATCGAACCGGGTAAGCATGTCGAACGACATATTGACCTTGTTACTTCCTATATCATAAAAAATGTCGGGGATGATGTATTGGTTGGAAGTAGTATCTTGTGAATAATTGATTGCAAATTGGATATTTATTTCCGAATTTTTATATTGATCGGTATAATTATAAATCCCAACGTAGTCATTCATTGTATACTCACTATTCGTTAATGTAATCGTGTAGTTGTTGAAACTATTATCAAATAGAGGTTTTGTGCATATTAATTTCATCACCGGGTTACTCGTTATATTATACAAGGTGCTTACAGGGGCTGTATCCCCGCTTATCACATTGGGTTGAGTCAATTCCCGGCGTTGGTCAAACATAAACGCAGAGTTACTACCCATCCATACTGGATAATCGAAATCGGGTTCGGTTGGAAACAACACAATCTGCTTCATATTTGGCGTAGAATTCACAACCGCCGGCTCAAATGTGAATATGAGTTGATACCTATGCATATATACGGTTGTTTGGTTACCATCTTCGTCTACGTTTAAGTATGAAATGTCGAATACTTGGAACATAGAGTTTTGAGTAAAATTGTTGTCTGATACGAGAGCTCGATTTACTGCTTCCATAACGGTTCCGCATGTGTATTTTCCAGAGTTAGTTATAAAGGGAACCGTTACCGAATTCAATATTACGGATGTAAGTGGTTCATACGGGCCGGGCCCGTTGTAATTTATAAATGTTATATAATTATTACCCGGGGTAGTTACATTCCCATCCGCATCTTTTTCTTCTACAATAATATCAAGCAGTTTATTCGGATTATATCTTTTATCGGGATCGTCGGTAGTAGAGCCCGTCACGTTTTTCATATATTGGAAATTGGAGTAAATACTATTCATTGTATATGTGTTTTCGACCGTCACGTATTGTAGCGGAGGCCGATAATCGACCGTCGCCTGGGTTGGTATAGCAATCTGGTCTGGTATCACGCTCGCCGAAAATCCCAAAAACCCCGGTATAGATTGTTGTCGGACACGCGCATCAAAGGGATTTGTATACGTATCGAAAAATAAATAATAGTTGGTCTCTGTAAATACATTTTTTACATCCAGAAGTAGGTCAATTTTGCTAGTTTTTTCATAGTATGTTACCGCAGTCGCACCAAAATTTACTTCTGGATACTCTGTTTTCAATGCATCTATACTTTCGTTTAATGCTACAACCAATTCAACAATTGTATATGCACCAGCTTTAACTTCAAACATGAAGTTATATACACCCTTCACACCCGGAGTCACTCCGTTCAACATAAAATAATTCGCTTTATAATTGCTGCTAATATTATACCATGTATATGGTATATTTACAGAATGCAACTTTAGTTTTACTACATTTCCAAGCACTTCGGATAAATTAATCAAATAATCGGTGGACGTTTTATATACCGTGAAGTTTCGAAACGAACTGTCCAGCTGCAAAATTCTGGTTTGCGTTTCCGTTAACAACGGATTCAATGCACTGGGGTTGTATTGGGAGGTCGATGTTATCACAGCTGGTGCAGGAACTTGCGTATCTGCTTGCGCCCGTCCCGCTTGCGACTGCGTCTGATTTACACCTTGTCCTGCTAAGATGATTGATTCTTCCATCGTGGTCGCTCCTTCGATTATTGTCTCCCCATCGTAATCATCTTCATCCGAATCATCTTCGAAAAAATGCTTATATATATCATCAAAAAAACGTTTCAACCTCTTTGCTGAGGCGTCGCGTATATTTTCATATTTATCAATTTCCATCAACAATTTGGCCTCCAATTCGCGATCACTTGGATTCGTCAAATCCAACATAGTGAACAATTCCTTGTCCGTATAATTCTTTACATTATACAGTTCGTCATCGTTTTTCTTATTCATATCTGTAAAAATACTCTATAAAATCCGTTTATATTATTTAACATATTTCTCCTCATTACGCATTCAGTCGCGTTTTGAACATTTCCCTCACAAAAGCGACTAAATCTTTGATTGGTTTGCACTTATATAGCATGTCTGTCGGAAACGACTTTATACCTATCAAACGTTTCATGTGTCGCGCTCCCGTAAAACATAATGCGTCAAATGCACGCATAATCGTATCCTCTTCTTCCGTCATCTCCTGTCGGTCAATTCGATGTTTCCCAACGTAAGCATATCGATTGTAATTTTCATTCGTGTATACGCGATGTTTTTTTACTAGGGCGCGGTTTCGCACCATTCCGATTCCCATGATTCGATTTCGTTCATTGTTCATCTCCAACACAAACAATATGCTCTCCGGAACCATTTTATCGCTGTTTATTTCGGGTGTAGCATAAATGCAGCCCAACGCGGGATATTTTTTTCTATATTCGATATTCTCATCCCATGTCTTGTTATTGAATCGCGTAGTTACGATGGGCGTCTTGATCGATGCACAATACTCTATGTAATCACTATTTGTTTTCGCCTCCATCCTGCGATAATATTTTGATGACCGAACTGGCTCCATCTTGATGTGTGTGTGTGTTATCACTCAAAAGAATATAGACGGTATTTTCAATTTTATATCAATCGTTTATGGACACTGAACAAGACCATGTTATTCGAATCAATACGCCCTCTGATATTTCAGAAGACAGCTTAACCCCGGCAGTTATTCCATTCGAAGATATTGAACAATTATACACGCATCAACTTGATGCGCGCCTTGATGAAATACGTTCGCAATTCACGTCAAATGAACAATCGTCTATTCAAACATTCACATACCATGAAAGCAATAGCCCTCTTTCGATGAGTGACGGTGAACTCGAACCAGATGAACAGCTCCGCCAGCTATCCTACCGGGAGGTCGAGCAGTCATTGGACAAGTATTATGACGACTCTGATAACAAATATTCGAGCGAGCTAGATATTCTCATTACATATATGAAAGGACAAAAAAATCTCTTTTACCAAGCATACCTTCTTTCGCAGCGCAAACTAAATTGCCTTCTTATACCCGCACTACTCGTTACCTCCGCCGTGACCATTTTTGCACCAATCATTGAAAACTACAAATGGAGCGGAGGTATTATTTCTGGACTCAATGCATTCACCGTGTTGCTGATTTCCCTTTCCAATTATTTGAAGCTCGAGACATCTACGCAAACATTCTATTCTACTGCATTGCATTTTGAAAAGCTAGAGACGTCCCTCGAATTTGTAGCAAGCAAACTCATGTTTATTGAATCGGAAACGGACAAATCAAGGCTGGTGTTTGAAAAGATTCAGGAAATTGAAACAAAAATTTCCGAGATCAAAGAATGGAATACATTGTTCTTACCCGATGAAATTCGCAAATTGTTTCCAATCATATGCAATATCAACGTATTCTCGTTTATCAAGCGAATGGAAAGTAATAAGAAACTATTGGTTGCGCGATTCAAGGACGTCAAAAACGAGCTTCGATATATTTCCATTTGTTACGAACGACGACGAAAAAATCGTAAACGCCTCGAAAAACGACTCGAATATTTGAATATTGTTAAAGAAAAAATAAAGGATGAACTTGGTTANTATCGTAATGCATACAGTCACATTGACGAAATATTTACCATTGAAATTAATCGCGCCCAAAATGCTAGAGCNTGTATTCATTTCTTTCGCAAATTATGTGGATTTCGCCATTCGTCTAACTTCGAAACAGACTTGGTTAGCAACCCAATCGTCGACAAATATATTCATCATTCGTGCCCCAAATAATGATTTTGTTTCTTTGTTGTGCGGCTCCTTACCACTTTCCAGTAAGACGGGATTTTATGCACAATCTTGACGTCTTTTCCTGCATTTATTCTGTCCAATATAAACAATCCATCCTTGTTTTCTTCATTCATATTCATTTGAATCATGATTCGCTTATGCGCATTGTCCCCGCGCAGAGGAATTTCAAACATTTCCTTGATTTCACCTATATTCATTTTTGTAAATGTTGAACGAATATATTGTAATTCCGTCGCGTTTTCTATGCGCGGTATACATAGAGTAGTATACATGTATGATTATTGAAACTATATGCTACTCAGCATATGGTTTCAATTTTGTATATGCTTCTCGGCTGGGCTCTCTCTTGACTCTAAACCACTTTCTGTGTTTCCGTCAACCATGCGCATGCATTATACTTCATTGTGCTGTATCACGTAAATGTTTTCCGAAAACATAAAGAGTAAATATACAATATTTATTGTAATATATACGGTCGTGCAGTTGTGATACGATATTATATATATCATATTCTTTATACCCATTCTACGCCATTTAGTTGTAATTAATCGTTTGTTTCATTGGATACAAATCAACACTCATAATAATGGATACCGAATACGGAATCGACACCTCCTGGGAAAATGAATATATTCGAGAAACAGAGGGCACCGTCACTTATTCCCCCGAACCTATGACTCAGATTTGCGTACGTTTATTATACATTGATTCATACAATGTTATTCA